CGGAGCCGTAGCCGTAGCCGGAGCCCTCGCCGTAGCCGTCGCCGGAGCCGAAGCCGTCGACGGAGCCGGAGCCGGAGCCATGGCCGGAGCCGTCGCCGTAGCCGTGGCCGTCGCCGGAGCCGTAGCCGTAGCCGGAGCCCTCGCCGTAGCCGTCGCCGGAGCCGAAGCCGTCGCCGGAGCCGTAGCCGTCGCCGGAGCCGGAGCCGGAGCCGGAGCCGTCGCTGGGGCCGTCGCCCGCAACGCCTACGCGCGCCACGGCTTCACGCCCTCAATGCTTTTTCTCGCGTCCTCGGTGCAACTCAATATTTCTATCGCCTGAAGCAGCTGGATTCGCGAAATAGGATCGGGAAATTTGCATTCATTCGGCTTCGACGTACCGGTGACAGCCAACTGAGACAGCGAAGCCGCTCCAGCCCAATGCCATAGTCTTCTTGCTTGTTCCAGCACTACCTCTTGACCAGTGCGCTTGGCGAGGTAGCCGGCAAAGCAACCCGCCGAATAAGTGCGGACGATTACATACGGCAATTGTTTTTTGTTCATGACCCAAGAATACTCGCCCGCTGCGCACGTGCGCAATAGTACTCCGGTATTATTCGGGGAGGAAAACGCCTTAGAGGATGAAATCCAGCAGCGGGCTGTTTGCGTTCGGAATCGCGGCCCAGTTCACTACGTTGGCGACGTACTGGGCCGTGTTGTTTCCGTCCGAGTTGGGCGCCCAGTCTTCGATGAGTTGCGCGGCGTTGTTTCCCTCCGCGATATGCAAGCTGACCACGTGAGCCATTCCAGCCACGCCTTGAGCCCGCGATACGGGCACCCAGAATCCATCACTGTCGATGACTGGATTAGTGAGCCACGGAGCGCCGCGTAAATTTCCAGGATTAAGCGCGTCGTCCGGCTCGCCCTCCTGCCGGATAATCGCGTCGACGATTCGCTCGATAAGGTTCGTCATAAAAATCGGGCGTCTCGGTGATTTTCGCCGTTGCCAAGGCGCCCGCGTCGTTTCGGAGGAAACAAACAAGCTGAGGCTACCACTTATTCAGAGGAGGGTCAATCCCTCAACCGGAGTCCTTTTCTTGCCGGGAAATTGCAGGCGATACCGAATCTGATCGCGCGGCGGAGGCCGCCCGTTCCTCGGTAATTCCGTCGATGCGCGCGAGTTTGCGGGTCAGCTCCAACACTTCCGACATGCGGCCGTCAACCAACTTTATCGTATTTTTCGAAACTTCTTTGGTTTCAGCGCTGTCATCGGCCGCCCGCTCCGCTGCCCGTCGTGCCGCGTGCGCTGAAACTGCGGCTAAGATTCCCGGCCCCAGTCCTGTAAAGATCCCGCCTGCCGCGGAGATGAGCGCGACTTCCACGATGTCGGTCACGAGGGTTCCCCTATGGGCTACATTAGAGCACAAATCTAGTGCCCGACGAACAGCCGCCACAGGATCGCCAACGCGCCGGCAAATCCGAACCCGTATCCGATGATGCGCTCCAGGAAACGCAGGCGTTTCTCGTGATCGTCCGTGACCTTGATGACCTGGTCGAGGAACCTCTCCTGCCGGTCGATAAGGCGACTGGTTGCTTCGATTTGCCCCCGGATCAGTTCGCCCAGCTGGACTTCGTTCATAAATCCAAGCTCCAGGCTTTGGAGAGATTCAAGCGCGAAGATAGAGGCTGACATACCGCACATCCTGCACTCCAAGGTCCGATGTTGCAGTGAGTAGGCATGGCTCGGGGACCGGCAAGGAATGCCTATTGGTTTCCTTTCGTGACCGCTCCGGCCTGGATTGCGCGGCGCCCCGCCGCCGGGACGAGATGCACGATTCCACTCAGGTACGGGTTCTCCGCCGCGCCGTGAAGCGCAAGCGCCGCATGGGATTGGAGTCCCGGATTATCGAACACTTTCTTCGCGAGCGATACCGCTGTTCCTCCTATCGGAATATTATCCCGATTCGCGTTTCTACGAACGGCCCTTTCAAGCGGAGCCTGCAAATCGAGCAGTTTGCCTTCCCGTTCGTTCAACGGCTGAATCCACGGAATCCCGGCTCCGAGTTCTTCTTTGTTTCCACGCGCCAAGGCCTTCTGCGCTTCGACATCCGCGTTGCCCAGTTCTCCGTATTTCCCGGCGAGTTGCCGATACGTTCCGACCTTTTCAGCTTGCGCGGCGTCCGCCGGCACAAGATGCACAATCGGCGTATAGCCGGTGCGGCCGGTCGGCACAAGATTCCCGGTTTCTTCTTCGGTGCCTGGACGGATCTCGCTAAACGGCGCATTCGTTGTATGCTGCCGCAGGTATTCGGCGCGTGCGCCCTGCAACGCTTTTACGTCGCGCTCCGGGTTCACCTGTTCCTGGAATTTCGGCATGATATCGTCTACCCGTCTTGCGACACGGTTCGGATCGACTTGGAAAGGAGAGCCTTGAACCTTCGAGGAAATGTCCTGGTTGATTCCATTTACGAGGCCCGTGGTTTTGTCGAGGCCGCCCTCGGTCACGGGGATGCGCTCCCGCAGTCCGGTCTGTACAAGCGCCCGCGCATCGGGAACCGAAAGCGAAACGGGAGGCTTCAGCGAGCGCCCGTAGAGATGCTCAGCCGCGTTTGACAGAGGCCGCGCCACCGAAGCGCCGCGAGCTTCCGGCAACGCTCCGAGGCCCATTGTACCGATCAGCCCGGCCGCACGCCCCATGCCTCCCGCAACATCGCCAGACCCGATCTGATCGCCGATGTCCGCCGCCTCCGGCCCCACCAGCGGAAGCAATCCAGCCGCGCCATGCCCGGCCGCCGACAGCATTCGCATGGGAAGCGGCTGCGAGGTATCGGAAAGATCCGCCTTCGCTTTAGTGAATTGGTCGCCCTGCCGGTGCCAGAGAGCTTTCGCCGTGCCCACGGGATCGCTCAGGGCCGCGCCGATCCCTGGAAGAGGGTTTATTTCATTCCCAGCGCCGGCGGCGAAGCGTCCAGCCGCTTCAGATCCGGGAGCGCCGGGCGTCAGGCTTGGCGGAGCGCTGCTGCCCGGCGGCCCGACGATTTGATTGATTTCGTCGTCCGTGGCGTCGTCCGGGACGCTGTACGTTTTTCCCTCGGCTGAGATCGTCTTGGCCATCGCTATGGTTTAGGGACCAGTTTCCCGTTTTTGTCGCGAACGTATTCAATCACATTCGCACCGGCAGGAGCCGCTGCGCGGCCGCCCCCCTGGACGACACCCGCGGTTCCCTGAATGGCTTTAATGGCTGCTTCCAAGGCATCCGCGTTCTTCGGAACTCCGCCGATAACCTTCTCGAATTCAGCGAGCGCCTGTTGGCCGCGGAATCCATGCAGCGAGGGTTGGAGCGCCGCGAAACTCGCGATCTGAGCCATCAGCCCAGCGGTATCCTTATCCGCAATGGGACTCCCGTTTTTGAATTGGTTCCAGTAACTGCCAACGTTTCCGATTTTGTCCCGATGTTTTTCAATGGACGCAATTAATTGATCTCCAGCCTGCTTGATGATTCCCCCTTGGGCCTCCCGTGTACGCATCGCAGACGTGTCCCCTTCCTTCACTATATCCGCCGGGGCGTCCTTTGTCGCACCGGTCTTTGTATTGAAAAGAACAGTCTTACCTCCAGATGTCTGCTGAAGCGACCAAGTTCCCTCGTTCGCCTTTTCCGGCGGCTGAATCGCCTTGAAGGCTCGCTCTGCGTCAGCGATTGAAGCGCCTTTATTTTTGCCGCGGTACTCGTCGATGAACTGCTGCTCCGGGCTCGATTTTACTTCCGGTGTTTTCCCTTGGAAAGGCTGGCCGTTCACGGTAATGGGAACGGCGGCATTGTCCTTGCCCAGGTGATACCAGACGCCATCGGCGTCCTGCAACGTCTTGTCGCCGGTTTCTTTTTCGGGAGCGTTCCCGACCTTGATCGAGTAACTGGAAGTCTTGGGGTCCCACTGCATGATCCCCTGATCTGTCGTAACTGTCTTGCCCTCCACTTCCTCTTTCGGCGGAGCTTCTCCGGCTGGAATATCGAAACGGCTGCTATCTGGATTCCACTGCATGATCCCCTTCGCGGTGGTCAGCGTGTGCGGGACCTGAGCCTTCGTGTCATTTACGTCGGTCAGCGCCTTCCGGGCTTGCGCCCGCTTGAGGGTAGTATCGGCCTCGTTTGTCTCTTCCCCTTGTGCGCCCTTCTGATTGCGCATCGCTGCGTGTACCAGCATCTGGTGATGCAGTTCCGTGCCGGGCAGGTTCATCGTCAGCGCCGGAAGAAAAGTACTCCCGATGGCGTCGAGTATTTTGAGGGGAGTCCGAAGCCACGGATTGTGAATCTGTCCGACCCCGCTCTGCCCAGTGTCCGCCGACGTATGCGCGCCGGGATCCGTCGACGGCAACGGCGGCTTGGTCAAGCGCGCAACTTCGCCATTGTCCGCGTCGAGCGTGGACGGACCGGCGAGCGGTGCTCTCGGAGTGGTCGCCGCTGGAACCGCCGGTGCGGCGGCCGCTCCCGGAATCCCGGTGGCCGGCGCGGCCGGCGATGGAACTAATCCCGGACTCGCGGAGGCCGCATCTCCGCCGGGAAGCGTCGGAGCCAATTTAGACCGCGCGTCGGCAAGAGCGCGCTGCAATGGAGCGGTCACCACGCCGGTGCGGTTGTAGGGGTCCAACAGCGGACTGGAATATCCCGCCATGATTTATGTGAAGGCCTTCGTAATTGCGCCGCCCGGCGAGGCGGCGCCGCCGGCCGCGCCTAGCATCGGGCCCATCAGATCCTTCGCCCAATCCCAGCTTGCGTTTTCGGCCTCCGTGTTGGCGTTGACGTTCGGCGCCACCGCGCCAAGGTTCTCGCTGTACAGATTGCCCAATCCGCCGATTCCGGCCTGCTGCTGCTGCATCTTCATCCCGGCGTTCTTAAGACGGGTCTGTAAAGCGCCCTCGGAAAGCTGCTGCCCGACTGCGCGGGTGCTCGCGCCCACCGCCGCATCGGCGCTCCCCGCGTTGCGCGTGCGCCCGGCCAGAAGCGCGCCTTGACCTACCGCGGCGCTCTGGCCGCCTCCCGCGGATTGCTGCTCCGCCGTGTCCGCCGCCGCGAGGTCAATGGGCGACATTCCGCCCGGCGTGATCGCTTCGGCGCTCAGCGTTCCCGAAAGCGGGCCGAAGAGGTTGGATGCGTTCTCCTCTGAACTGCTCGCTGTATTCTGGGCCGTTGCCGATCCGCGCGCCATCTCAGAATCCCCCCGGTTTCAGAACCGCTTGTTCCAGCTCTGCCAGTTTTTGATCCATCCGAATGTCCGCTCCAAACGCGCCCCGAACTTATCCGCAATCGCCGGAGGTAAAAAGACCTCTGAGCTATGATAGCCCAGATTCCGCAATTCAATCGCCATCGTCTCGTGGATCAGCCTCAGGCAATGAAGTTTTGCGAGGGGCCGATCAAATCTCCCGGACCACAAATAAAGCTGGAGGATGCGTTCCGCGCCGACGGCCATCAGGGGACGATCCCCTTCGTCGACAACGACCTGGATCGCCTCAAGGCCGCAGGGATCGGGATACGGGTAGCCGCTCGCTTCGGCCATGGCTTTCAGAATTGGGATATCCGAGGCCTTGAGCGACCGGACTCTCATCGCGTTGGGGGCGCGCCCTTGGCCGCCCGATAGGGAACCGGCCCCGGCCCCGACAATCCCACTCCAGCGGTCCCCGTTCCGCTGCCCCGATCCGCTGTAAAGCTTGGTCCGCCGACTGTCCCTCCGCCGGTGACCGCAATTGGCTGACTCGCGCTCCCATGGTAAGCCGGTGCGCTCGGCGCGCTTGAGCTGTAAGCCGAATACGCGCGAAAGTACCGCGTCACATTGCCTAGGAAAAGGTTCGTGTTCCGTGTGTCGTGCAGTGCCACCTTGTGGGCGTTGATAAAGTGCGGATTGTCCGCGTGCTCAACATAGTACCGGATGCCTCGATAGATCGAGTTGTTATCCGTGATCGCCACGTTGAAGTGCCCGTTCTGTCCGGTGACCGTCAGCCCGTTGATTGCCGGAGGCGGAATCGGCTGACCTTCCGAGTTCGTATTGGTCTGCTGCTCCGTGGTGTTGTGGCCGTCCGCGATGCTTTGCAACGCTTCCGCGACTTTGGGGCCCCACTCGGGAAGGCCTCGGATATAGTCCAAGTTCTTGACGTTGATCATCGCACCGGAAGCCGGATGGTGGGCTTCTTGAATGACGCTACCACCTTTTCGAGGGTAAAGGAAGTGTCGGTGCTGGGACTGGGAACCAGATTTCCGCACGGCTGCGCCGGTGGAGGAAGGCGGATGGTCGCCAGTTCAATTACCATTTGAGCGATGCGTACCTTCGCCGTGGTCGGCAGGATTCCGGTCTCGACCGCGGCCTGCGGAATCCGCACCTTCGCCGTGGTCTGTTCCGCGCCGAGTTCGACAACGGCCTGTGGAATGCGCACTACCGGCGCGGGCTCAATCGCGGCGGTTGCGACCGCGCCTGTCCCTGGAGGGGTGCCGGAATCCACGATGTCCACCGCTGTCGGGTTCGTCAGGTATCCGCTGCCGGGCAGGAAGTAGACGGCCGTGATCTCCCCGGATTCGTTGGTCCCGATAGTCCCGGAGAACCCGGATCCCCCGCCGCCGGTGACCGTCACCACCGTCGAGTCGGCGTGATACCCGGTTCCCTGGTCCGCCACCGTCACGGTCCAGACGCCCCCCGGATATGTCGGAATCGGAGAGAAGCCCATCAGGAAGGGCTCCGCCAGATCCTGCGTTTTCCCGTAGCCGGACGCCCACGACACTTGAGTGAAAGCAATCGGATACAGATCCGTTCCGTGGGTGTAGTTTGATTTGATCGGGCCGCCCTCGGCAACGGAAACTCCGTTGATTCCGATTTCGGCTGTGATCTCAATTAATTGAGTGTCGCCGTCGACGCCGAGTTGGAGGTTGATCTGGAAGTACGTCCAGACTCCGACTGGTCCAATGGGAACCGCGGCTGGAAAGTTTCCGCTGTTGCACACCAGCAAATCCGGGCTCCCCCCCACGTACACTGAGATCGTGCCATCGCCTTCCTGGTAAAGCACCGCAACAATCACGGGCAATCCGGTCAGCGAGCTGATCGAGTACACGTTCATGAACGGCCCGACAAATCCGTTGCCGGTGAACCGCGAGAAGAAATTGATACTCATCGCGGTTTCGGTGAACGCGGCGGCCGGAGTCGCGAGCGCTTCCGCGATGAATGAGCACCAGTTGTGCGGCGTTGCCGGGCCGCCGGCCGAATATGGCTGGACACTGAACGCGGATTCGAACCCGATGATGAACTCCCAGTTATTGGGCAGAACCGTAGTTCCGGCCGCAACGCTCTGGAAAGGATCGACGACGAACGCGCTCATCAGCTCACCAGTTTGACGCCGAACGTCGCCGCGTTGAACCCGGCCTGGGTCCACACTTCCGTGGTCGCCGGATCTTCATCCATGGCGTAGAAATAATAACAGTAGGCGTCGCCTGGACTTTGCACCGGGCCGTTGTCGAGAGTTTGCGCGGTCTGCTGGAAGGTCCGTGTGCCTTCCTGATCTTTTCGGGCGAGCACGCCGTAGTGGACCGCGACGATGCTGCCCGTGAAGGTGGGCACGGGCTGCCAATCGAAATTCGCAAGATCGCCGGCGGTTTCGTCCGCGATATAGATCGTGTCGTCGTTGGTTTCGGCGAAGGTCTCGTTCACGCATGCGTACCCGGGAGAGGCTCCCGTGGGAGTCCAGTCCATCGTCACGTCCGCATTGGGGAAGAGCACGCCAAGCTGGACGTCGCCCGCAAAGCCGTTGACGCTTCCGGTGCCGTCCAGGGCCGCGACGTAAATATCGTCGAAGGTCGGGCTGGTGTCCACTGTGCCGCCTCCGATGAATTCGTTGTAA